TATCGCCGCCCATAGCAGCGAATGCCTGTTCTAGTTTGTCAATGGCTGCTTTAATGTCCATCTTAACTTCTTCTTCTGGATCCATAGGCATTTCATCACCCATGTCGCCGACATCTCCGCCTAGGTTACCTGTTTCTTCATCCCCAGGCATTTCATCGTCGCCGTCCATCATGTAAGAATCTTCTAGTTCTTCCATGCCTTCGTCGGCTTCTTCGTCATAACCTTCGTCTGTTTCTTCCTCAGCCTCATCCATTTCCTCGTCTTCTGACTCGTCCATGTCTTCTTCTGATTCGTCTAGTTCTTCGTCGTCTTCTGCTGCTTCATCCATTTCTTCATCGGATGCTTCATCGACTTCTTCTTCCTCTTCTTCTGCGATTAGGTTTTCGTAAATATCGCGGCTTTTTTCAACAACTATCTCGTGGAAAAGTTCGTTGGCTTTATCCATTTCTTCGTTTACAAGATAGTCTAATAATTGTTCAAATTTAGACATGTCCGTTAATCTCCTTTATACTGTAGCGGCAAGGCTGTCGAGTATATTTACAGAGTTATCTTATAATATATGTGAAATAGGCCTAAAATGAATCATTTTGACCTAAAGTTGACAGAGTTTTACCTCTGATTGACAAATTTTATATTAAATCTGAGGTGCTGCTTCGGGTGGAGGAGCAGCATACATCTTTCTTACTAAAACTAGTTCTTCTCTACGTTCTTTTTGATGTGCTTCATTGGCCCTGCGTATTTCGCCTAACATGCGTAGTGTTAGACGAACCTTTCTAGTATCACCGCTACGTAATACATCGGAGTCATTGCTACTCAAATAGCGATTATCATCTTGATAATAATCAGATGATGTTCTGTTAACGTAGATAAATTCTCTCAAAAGCATACGAATATTTATTATATTTGAGGCTGCTCGGCAGCGCCACCTTCAGGTGCTACAGGTTCTTCTTCACCTGGAAGTTCTGCGGTGTTAGCACCTGCTGCTCCTAGTTCAGATCCTATGGCATTAGCACTGACACCAGCGCCACGCATCTGAGCACTGGCTGCTAGATCTTCATCTTCATCCACATTTTCTTCTTTCCACATCTTTTCGTTTTCAGCAATTTCTTCAGCAGATAGTCCTAAGAAACGTTTCATAGCTAATCTCTTGCTTAGGAAAGGAACTTCTACCAGTGTTCCGAATACATTAACACGGGCTGTGTCCATCTCTGCCTGTCTATATGCAGCAAAGTTTTGTGGAGGATTAAATTTAACATCGAAAATATTGTTATCAATATTAATACCTTTGTTCCTTAGATACAGTTTAAATTCTGTATCGAAGTTTTCATGTATTAAAGATTGTAATCGTTCGCAGTATTTGTTAAACCTAAGTTCTTGTATATAAGCAGTTCCCACTCTTCCGTCATTGAAATTGCTGCCTCCATCATCCGGGCCTGTAGGTAAGTAACTGCTAGGGATGCGTAAAGCACGGAACAACTTATTGGTAAAGTATTTGAGATCATCGATTTCTCCTAGGTTAGTTCCGCCTGGCAGAATTTCTACCTTACTACCCCTGCCTTCTGCTGTTTGTGGGAAGAAATAATCCTCATTTATGCTTAGAGGATTGTATCCAGCATCTATAACTGTCTGTGAACCGCCTGTGCTGGATGGGATACGACGTTGATTTACTTCATTCTTAACACGTTCAACAAAAGCCATGGCCAAGTGACTGGGCATATTACCTACATCAATGTAAAATACACGACGTTCTGGCGCACGTTGAACACGATAGATGATAATAGCATCTTCTAATAGTTCTTTTTGTTTGAATACTTTAAAGATACTTTCTAATAGACTGTTGCCGAACGGATAGTTATTATCAAGTCCTTCACTCATTGAAAGATGTATTACATGTTCGGCGTCTATAGTATATTGATTTTGATTTTGTGTGAATCTACTAGCGTTTGTCGATGTAGGAAATGCTCCTACCATACCTCGTGATCCACCAGCGCCACCCTGTCCTGTGCCGTAACTTGATCCGAATTGACTACCACCTCCATGCACATTGCTAGGTTGTATAGCAGTAGCATTAAGTTTTTCTAGGTTAGGGTTCCAATCACGAATAACATATTGTTCAGGTTTCTTACCTTCACTTTCATTTACAATAATCTTATCTACCTTAGCAGGATCAACGTATAACCAACTCTGTGTTTCAGGATCTCTAACAAAGAATACATCGCCATACTTAAAGGCATTACGCACTATTTTAAATATCCTAGTATGAAACTTGTTAAGTTTTGTCCACTGCTGTAGATATTTTTTAATAATTCTTATTTCAGTGCCCGTAGCGGACTCTTTAAAAAATACCTGAAAGGGAGTTCCGTTTTCTGTATTTTCCTGTGTGCAAAATTCTGCTATGATGTCAAGGGCAGCATTAACTTCACTGTCCCAATCCATGGTATCATATTGACCGTAACGTTCTAAACGATTAGGATGACCTGAATAAACGTCAGGCAAATAACTGGAATAGTTAGTTCTACTGGCATTAGGACCGGTGGCCATTGCGCCGCTTATAGGACTTAATGATCCTGATGTGTTAACCGGTGTAAAATATTTTTTCCAGCTCATATGTTTATGCGGCGTATAAGTTGCCGTTTAGTTCCTTTGTGGCCTGTAGGGTGCGAGCAGTGTTATCTGCTACTCTCTGAGTTTCTTTAACAAGTTGCGCCATTAGTGTATTTAAGCGTGATAACTCATTATTTCCGCCGTTCTGACTAGCATAGTCCACTATCTGTTTGATTTGATCCTGTGTAGCAACTGTTTCTCCGGCCTGAACATTTAAGGTTTTGGATTCTTTCTCCCACCAACTACCAGTCATTCCTATTGTTCCGCTATGTCTTCCACCTTCAGGGCTCATAATTGGAGGAACATCCGGATTTATACCTGATTTAATTCTAGCTCGTGTCTCTTCATGTATACGCTTTAACTCGGCTAACTTTCTATTACCTTCAAGAATTTGATTTTGAGCATCTCTTGTTTCTGTTGCGTTAACTCCTAGCGCACCTACATATGAATTATATAATCTTTGTAACCTGTCTAAATCCATTTGTTGATGTTCAACATTACGTCTTGATTGTCTTAACTCAGGATTTTCAACACCGAACCTAGGCCCTATTATACTATATGCCCATGCATTAAGTGTATCTAATATTCCATCTAACATTTTAACTAGATAAGGTCTCATAAAGTTTGCAAATTCTGTAAAGACTTTTTCCATTGCCGGCCTGATAACTCTAATCCAGGCAGGCTGTATTGCGTCCCAAGCATTTCCTAAACCTTGAGACATTTTTTCAAAAAATCTTCTAAGTCCTTCCTCTATACTAGGTGCCTTGCTGATATAGTTAAAAGAATCTATAGCCCAATTTATTATTTTTTTAATAGTAGGTAATAAAAATTCTACAAACTGTTTTAAAACACCTTCTAATTGTTGCGCTATAGGGGTAATAAACTTTTCTACCATGGCAAATATGCCCTGTCCGAATTGTCTAATGTTGTATTCAGCCTGTGCTGCGGCTGCTGCTGATCCTTTAGCAGCCTTGTTTTGTTCATCTACATTACGCTTAGATATCTTTGTCTGTTCATCAACAGACATTCCCTGTTGTCGTACCGCTCTACTAAACAAACCTGCGTGAGCAAGCAATGGGTTGTTAAGCAAGGCAAGATAAGACGCAGATTTGCCTAGCGGTGTAACCACATTACTTTCAAACATGCGTGCTGCACGAGTTAGATTAATTTCTAATGCTGCTTCTCGCGCTGCTAAATCTTTAGTCTGTGTTCCTGCAGCAGCAAAATCTGCTACTAGGCCTTGCAGTCCTGGGCCTATACTAGAGAATAGAGCGCTCATCTGATCGTTCATTGCTACTAGAGGACCACCACCTGTCATTAAGAACTGTTTAATAAAGTCTGCTAGTGCAGGGCTAGTTTCCTGCACTCTACTAATCATAGCCCTTACCGCAGTTTTTTGTTCAGTTGCTAGACTGTTTGTAAAGTATTCAAATGCACCTTGAAATTGTTTATCCTTAAGTGCTTTTTCTGCTTCTTCTCTGCTCTTGCCTGTGGCCTTTGCTAATAAATCTATTTCTAATAACAATCCCGCTGCACCTTGAGCCAGTTGAGCATCGCTCATTGCTCTTGCTCTATTCATGCCACCGATTACACTGAGGAACGTGCCTGTGCCATCTGCTATTTGTTTAGCAGTATAACCTAGTCCGAATAGGGCATTGCTCATTGCACCACTAGTTAGTTGTGCTACTATAGAGCCGAACCTACGTGCGCCTTCTTGCGTGCCTATGGGGGCTAGTGCTTCAGCACTGCCTCTAACTGCTTCGCTGAATTCCTGCATGGTAAGCCTTGCTCTAAAGGCTGTGTTTCTAAACTCAGTTAGACTGCCTCCAAACGTTGCCCCTGATGTTGATATTTGTCTAAATGAATCTAGAGTCGCTTCACGTACACGAATAATATCAGAGTACATTCGAAATATTGTGCCCATGAAGAAGGGCAAATCACCTAGAGCACTATAAAAATCACTGAGTCTTGCTGTGCCCATCATTGCCATTTGCCCAAATTGTACTAAGTTTTGTATTGTTTTTGTTATACCACCTACTAGAGATTTAAACACATCTACTACTGTGCCTATAATACCACCTACTAGATTACTAGCAAGTTTTAAAGCACCTAGCGCAGCGCTGGCAGCAGCACTGGCAGCACTCATCGATCTTATATTACGTTCAGCGTCACGGCTAGCATTGCCTACGCCAGCATTACCGCCACCACCTCCACCGCTGCCGGATAGCAGTCGTTGAATATTATTCAAATTGGTATTCTGCGATCTAGCGACGTATAATAATTCTTCTAACGTGGCTTCTGTTGCTGCTGACATAGTTTATGTTCCGGTATAATCTAGGTATATAAATATTTTACCAAGGTCTAAAACTTATTTATCGGAGACTATATGCAGCAGTTTCAACCCAAAATCAAGAATAATCCGCTGAGTCAATGGATGCGTCAGCCTAAAATCTATATTAGATTACCCAGTAACGGGCAATATTGGCCTCCGGGCAGCATAGACATGCCGGAAAATTCAGAGTTACCTGTATATTCCATGACAGCCAAAGATGAATTAATGTTTAAAACTCCGGACGCTCTAATGAACGGGCAGGGTATTGTGGATGTTATACAAAGTTGTTTGCCTAATATCAAGGATGCTTGGAAGTGTCCTACCCTGGACCTAGACACAATTCTAGTTGCTATACGTCTAGCAACCTACGGTGAGAAGATGCCTTTCAAACATACAGTCCCGGATACTGATGAAGAAGTAGATTACGACCTAGACCTAAGACAGGTATTAGAACAACAAAGTCAGAATTATTGGATAGAACAGGTCATAATCAATGAAAGTCTTGTTGTCTTTGTTAAACCCTTGACATATAGACATATGACACAGATGAGTATAAAAACCTTTGAGACACAGAAAATACTACAGGTTGTAAATGACGATAAACTCAGTGATGAGAAAAAGATGGCCTATGTTAATCAAAGTTTTAAGATGTTAACTAACATTACCACAGAACTAATGGTAGACAGCATAGATAGAATACTATCAGAGGATGCAGAAGTTACTGATAAAAAAGTTATAGCAGAATTTATTGAAAATGTAGACAAGGCCATATTTGATATAATACAGAATCATCTTGCTGAACTTAAGAAGCACAATGATCTCAAGCCTTTAGAATTTGAATCTACACTGGAACAACAGGCAGCAGGTGCTCCTGCCAAGTATACTATACCCTTAAACTTTAATGAATCTGATTTTTTCGCATGAGGCTTTTGACTCTTTCTAATGAACAGATAGAAAAAGAAGTAGAAAAGTTAGACCGAGAGTCAAAAGCCTATAAAAAAGAATTGTTTAAGATAGGATGGTTTATGCGAGGCTCCTTAACTATGGAGCAGATCTATCAACTTGACATCATAGATAGAGAAATAATCGCAGAGATTATTACAGAAAACTTAGAGACTACTCAAAAGAGTGGATTACCTTTCTTTTAAAGTGCTGTTTTTAGTTTAGCACGTTGTTGAGGTGTTAGACTGCCCAGCATGCCTTGTATTTGATTAAGTATATCAGCACTGCCACTACTACTAGAGCCGCTGCCTACATTATATTTTTGTCCTAGCGGAGCACTTGTAGCCGCACTGCCACTACTCTTATACGCATTCTGAGCAACTGCCTTCCATAATGCACTGTTAGTGGCTTTATCATTTAGGTCATAAATGCTTTGACGCATAGGCATACCGGGTAAACCCTGCTGCTTCATAAATGTCTGAATATCTTTTTGAGGCACACTCCCTAGATTAATTCCTGAACGTAGAGCCCATTGTCTAAATGTTGTATTAAGTTCGTTCGCTCTCTTACCTACATCTAGATTAGCCGCAGCCGTAGTTGATCCCAGTTTTGCCAGAGCACCTGTAGCCATACGTTGCCCTATACCCATAGGAGTCATACCTAACTCGTTTACCTGCTCTGTATTTTCGATTAATTCAGAAATTTTCATACCTTTTACCTCAGGAATAGTCTTTGATTTATTTATATAAGTGAAACGAACTGCGTTCGTTTGCTCTTCGTTTCACTCATCGCATTTATTTCATCGCAGATGTTTTAGTATCATCTAGATAAAGTGGTCACACTTCGCCCAGACAGGGCGAAGTTATGCATCATCTGAGTAGCATAGTCACACAGCGTTAGGACTATAATGCGCTATAAAGATGACATTTAACTGTTAAATGCTTTCTTTATGTTACATAGTGTAGGCGGTTGTCCGGTACCTACTCGTCCCGTCTTCGTTACAACGGCGGTCTTACACGTATACGCTATCATATGTGTAAGACGTGCTGAAAAAAATCAGCGTCTTTTAGCCTTTATATCCTGTTCAAACAACCAAATCACGGCAGTTTGTGATCTTCATCCTTTAAGGGTAGTGGTCGAGTTATCGTTCCGGCGACGATTCCATCCCTGCGACACGGAGTCCAGGTTTAGGGCGCATGAAGTTAGCCTGCGCTAGCCGTTAACCGAGTAATTTGCCTTTGATATGTGAGCCATGTACACGAACAGATATCTGTCCGTTATAATATTCGTCTGATTCTAATACTTTTCTTGTGAATTGTTCGCGTGCCTCGACATAACTGCATTCTGCTTTACTTTTACAAAAGTATAGTATTTCTCTTATAAATTTATCTAGGCCTAATGCTGCTACATCTTGATTAAGTTGATCGTTTGAGCCGTAATATGTCTGCCAGTCTGAGTCTATTTTTGATTTGATGCGTTTCTTTTTCTTGTTGCCGTTTTTTAATTTTATTACTTTGTATGTTGTTTTTGAAAACTTGCTAAGTTTTTTGCCTATATATTTTTTGCCTGTGACTGTATTAGTGATAAGGTACACAAAACCAATACAGTCCTCGGGTAATTCTTCTATAATTCTACCTTCATATGACCATGTCATTGATCATTTTGCAGTTTTGGCTTCCTTACGAGCAGCCTTTTCTGCTGTAATTTCATTGCGTCTGCTCTTAATAACCTTAGACATTTCTGCCAAAGCCTTGCGAGCACGAGTTCCTGCAGCAGCATTACCGCTGGTAAATTTTTCATCTTCTTTTGTAAATTCTTCAAATAGTTTTTTTAGTTGTGCTGTTGTTGTTTCCATTCTTTTTCCCTTTAGGCCCCCTCTTTAACGGGTTGGCTTTTTTATGTTGTAGATATATCACTCTAGCAATTTTCTGTAGTTTTTTTAAGACCACATTAATACGCCTTCCGCTTTTTTTAACTCCCTGGCAGGTTCTATAACCGTAATGAGTTTGAAAAGTTCTATGATAATTATGCAAATCTACGGCTAGACTAATATATTCTGAATACAATTCATTATATATTTTTAAGTTTTCACTCAACGTAGTCGACGTCGTTGGAATAACTGGTGAATCCATTTTCTTTTATAACTCTCAATACGTTGTTTACTCTGCCTATCAGTTCATCTTTATGACTGATTAGGTAAATGTTCTTACTGCGCTCTCTTCCAATCTTTTTTAACATAGCTAGTGCTGATTCTACACCTGCTGAATCCATGCCCGAATCGATAAGTTCATCGATGAACAGCAGATTTATACTTTGATATAAGCCTTCCCATACATCTCTGAAGGCAAAACTCATACTTAATATTAGCCTGTTTCGTTCGCCTCTACTTAGGTTATCAAAGTCTAGTTCCTGTCCTAACTGTGTAATCTCTACTGATAGGTCGTTTTGAAAAAGAACCTTATGCGGTAAACCTAGTCTATCAATATAGTAGCCAAGACGCTTGTTAAGATAACTTAGGTTTTGATCAATAATACGCTTTCGTACGAAACTATCTTTATTTGTTAACAATTTCAACAAGAATTCTTGATGGTCTTTTAACTTAGTAAGTTCGTTTACCGCAGTCCAGTCTATTTCTTGTATAGCAGTTGTAGTCAATTCTGCGACCTGTTCTTCATATGGGTTGCGTGTATCTGCTTTATCTAGTAAAGACTTTTCTAAGTTAGCAAGGTTGCTTCTATGTGCCAATGCTTCTGCTTCAGTATCGTAGAATGTATCTGGTCTTGGACCCTGCTTGCCTATTTTTTCAATCTCATTTACTACAAGTCCGTAATCCTCTACTACTTTTAGAGCATATGTTTCGGCTTCTACTTTATACTGTAGTGCTTCGGCTAGCATGGCCTCGTGTAGACTGTCATGAAGTTCATGTCCACAGGCATGACACTTATGATCTAGCAACTTTTCTACTTCTGCTGTGTATTTTTTAACAGTCTTTTCTGCTTGACCCATAGCAGTCTCTAGTGTAGCCTGCTGTTTTCTTAGTCCAGATAACTTTGCGCTATTATCCAACCATATTTTAAGTGATGAGTGTGCCTGTAATTCTGCTTCGATGTCTACAGATTCTAGGTTGACAATGGCCTTACCGAGGTTTTCTAGTTCTTGTTGATGTTTTGTATCCCAGGCTGCTGATTTAATCTTCAGACTGTCTATGCTTTTCTGCACATTTTCATTAGCGTTCTTTACAGCATCTATTCTTGTGCTCTCTTGTTGTATTTGATCTTTAGTATCTTTGATTAGGTTTTTTAATGTTTCTGCTTTTTCACTTAGCAGAGTAATACCTAACAGTTGTTCAATCACTTCACGCTGATCCGCAGCCTTCATTGATAGAAAAGGTTCTGTATAAGTGTTCAAGGCCACGAGATGTTTGAACATGGTATGGCTAATCTCTAGCATGTCTTCTATACTTTTTTGTGTTTCTCTACTATCACCTTGGCTTTCGTCATCGCTGTCTTCTGTTTTTAGTTCGTTATTATTAACAAACATTTTTAAAACATTGGGTTTTCGTCCTCTTTCAATGCGATAACTATTCTTACCTTTCTCGAACTCCACAGTGACCAGCATGTTCTTACCGTTTGTCTTATTGATAAGATTTTCTTTTCGTATGTTAGTCAGTGCCTGTCCGTATAGGCCATAACTTAGAGCATTAATAATCGTAGTTTTACCTGTGCCATTACGTGATCCTGTGTCATCACCGCCTAGGTCTAGGTTAGATCCTAGCACAAGGGTAAGATTTTGTTTGCTAAAATCTACAGCCTGGGTTTGATTGCCCACGCTCATGAAGTTCTTTACTGTCAGTGTTTTTATTTTAAACATTTGCCTTGATTAAGTAGTCGTTATATTTGCCAAAAATTCTCATTACATCCTCTGGTATCTCTGAAGGATCTACTGATACATAAGGGTTCTCTCTATTGAATAAATCCTTGCCCAATCTAATACGTTCCTTTATATGTACAGGATTTTTAAATTCATCTCTATCCAGTTCCATATGACTGAATGATTCTATTTTATACTTGATTTTTTCAGTATCTCCCCAATAACTTAGATGCCATCCTCCCCTAGCAATGAATTGATATCCGTATTTTTCATTACGCTGTTCTTGAGGATCACGCTGTTTAGCAAAACTTATTTTACTAACTGTGGTTCCTCTAATAGGTATAACCTGTTTCTGTCTAAAGTTATAAGAAAAGTGATCCTGTTCTATTGTCAGTGCATGAATACCATTGTTAAGACTATGTTGTATGATTGGAATACAATCCTTATGAGGTATTTCATCTACATCACTAAACATTATAATGTCTTCATCCTTGAACAGGTCTATACAAGCCGCCATGTGTCTACGCTGTGCATGTTCAGCAGCCCAAGGACCTGTTTCGTAGTCCCTATCATGTGTAGGCAACCTGCTATAGTCGTATCGTTCTGCTCTTGTAATATATGGGAAATATAATATTTTGTCAAGATAAGGTTTAAACCTAGGCATGTTCTGCATGTAATACATAGGTTTAGGCTTACCGCTAAAAGTCATATTTGATTCAACAATTACAAAATAATCTACATGAGGATAGAGATATTCTAGCCTGCCTTCTAATATTTCGTACTCGTTGAAGAAAATAAAACTATCAATGATCATAGATTTTTATATATTTCTAGTAATGTATTTTTGTTTATCTGTGCTGAATCAATATTGATTAACTGTTCTATTACAATTTGATCCACACTTTCAAACTTTGTATCTATATTATCATCGAACCCGTTGTCTAAATTGTTTTTATCCTGCACCAAACTGATTTCACGGATATTATACTGTGCTACAAAGTTTTCTTTGATGAAGTTTGCTTCTTCGAAACTGATATCCACGTCTAATATTACCTTTAAGTGCATTTTAGATTTGATAATACGATCCGGATCATCAATCAAATCACTAAGTTTAACTACTCTATACTTAGGGCAATCTGCCCAGTCTACAAACTCAGGCTCGCCACCCCATTCTAAAATCATCATGCCTCGCTCATCATCCCAATTATCTGCGAAGTTATGAGGAAAGGCATTGCCTATATACCATATATTGTTTTTGTTTTGACGTTTATGAAAATGTCCGCTGAACACATAATCCGGACCTTTAAGGTCTTGTGATTGTAATTCACCATGATCAGGCATTTGCACCATGGCATTCATCATAAACTGAGGCAGTTCAAAGTGTCCGAATATGTATTTGCTCTTGACAGATTTCATAGACTTCCACTCATCACCTACTAGCCAAGGAACAAGTGTAACATCGCCTAGAGTGGTGACAGAGTCTACGACAGTAACGCCAGGAATATGGCGTCCGAACGCACTACTATGGATATTACGTTTGTCTTTGTAGAACAGATCGTGATTTCCTGGAAACCATATAAACTGTTCAAATGCTGCTCCCAGTTTTTCTAAGCATCTTAGGCTAGTATCTAGTGTGATTAGGTTAAGACTATTACGGTTATGACTCCAGTCTCCTAGAAAGATTCCGGTTTCACAACCATTAGCCTGAGCAGTGTCTATAAACCAATCTACAAAGTCTTCACAATCTTTAAGATGTGTAGAACTGTTTGACTTTAGGCCGAAGTGAATATCCGTAAAACACGCTACCTTTTTAAAAAGGTTCATATAAAGTTCTCCTCTTTAAATTGTATATGTTCTAGAACAATAAGTCAAGTCTCTGTTTGTTCCTCAATGTCCGATTCTTCTTCCGAAACTTCACCATCTTCGCTCTTAGGCATACGTATTTGTTTATAAAGTTCTGCCTGTCTTGCAGTTTCCTCTGCGTATTCATGTGCGTTTTGACGAGTTGAACTGGGTGTTAATCCTGCTTCTTCCAACATGTCATCGCGAATATTTTGATTTTTCTTTTCAATGTTTAGTATACGTGTAAATGAGTTTGTTACTGCGGCTGTATAATAGGCAAATGGATTTTCTGATTTACTTTCATCAAACTGTAGACCAATTTGGCTAAGTTGCAGAATAGCCTGTCCCTTCATTTCGTCAATATAGGTATAGCCTCTCCAGTTAGATCGTTGTGCATAACGTTCTGAAAGTTTAATGAACATACGTCCTAGACCTTCGGTGATACGTCCATGTTCCTTATTAAACTTGCCAGTCTTCATGCCTCCACGCCAGTGGCTCTTACCCACACAGACAAGTTCTTCATTATCATTGAACTTCCAATGTTGAAAGGGAGGAAAGTTTACTTTTTCATGACTATCGGCTGTGGTTTTGGTAGTTTTCTTTCTGCCCGGTGCAAGAGGAACATGATCAAATGTCATTATACGAATAATAACATCTGTTTTTGCTATTGATTTATAATCCGGAGTGCATTCTGCCAGTTTTATTTTTTTATCCCCGTTATTTCTTGCGGCAATAAACGCCTGTATGCCTAATCGTTTGGCACGATTACGCTTGGCTTCCGCTATTGTTCTGATGTTAACCTTGGTTAAACTGGTTAATATGATGTCGTATTGTTGATAATCGGGTTTGACAAAACTGGAAAAACTGCACTTACTCTTGTGTATCTCTGCTAATAGATCTCTGTTATTTAGGTATTTTACTTTTCTTGTTGTTATTAATCCTGTTGTCATTATGTTTTTTATATCCTTTGTTACAGTATAACATGAAAAAATCAAATGTCAACCGTCTGTTAAGTGCGTAGTTTATTTAAATATTAAATAAGGTAAAGGGAAATATATTTATGGCTGATTCGGATGTTTTAGGACCTAGCGGAATAGTTGACAGAGTAGGCTCTGCTTTCTCTAGCGGTTTTCAGTCTGTAAAAAATATTTTCAATTTCGTAGCCCCGGGAGCAGAACGTCCGCAGGTAAATGTTGCACAGGTAAACATAACCAGTCCTCAGATCAGCGCCAGACAGCCTGACATGCGTGTGCGTATCAAGGTACCTTCTAGTTATCTAACAGGATATACCACAGTTGATACTAGACTAAGTCATTTCGGTGGAATAGTTTTTCCCTACACACCACAAATTAACTACGAAAATAAGGCAGACTACAGTCCTATACAAACTGTACACAGCAATTATCAGCAGGCATTTTACGCAAGATCTAGTGTAGGTCCGCTTAATATATCAGGTAAGTTTACTGTGCAGAATACAGAAGAAGCACAGAATTATCTAGCAACTGTTCATCTGCTGAAAGCATTGACTAAAATGCGTGTGGGCAAGGATCTTAATGCAGGCAGTCCGCCGCCAGTTTGTCGATTGTTTGCTTATGGACAATTTATGTTAGAAAATGTGCCTATTGCTATAACAAATTTTAGAATAGATCTGCCTGAAGGAGTTGATTATTTCACTAATAAATTAATTAATGGTTATGGGTTAAATGCTGTGCCTACTCTTAGTACAATTACATTAGGTGCTATTATTATGTATAGCAGAAATGAAATTAAGAATCACAGTGTTGATAAATGGTTAAACAATACAGAAGATCATAGGAAGAAAGGGTATCTATAATGGCTGTATATTCTAAAACTAGTCCTTATTATGCTACATCAGCCACGCCTAATTACTTAGATGTAATGACGCATCGTGATTTTGAGTTTCAAACTGATGATGTGTACTATAGTGTAACAAAAGAATATGAATATAGGCCTGATTTGTTGGCCTTTGACTTATATAGCGATGTTAATTTATGGTGGGTATTTGCTCAACGCAATAAAAATGTAATTAAAGATCCGGTGTTTGATTTTAAGGCAGGGTTAAGAATATACTTGCCTAAGTTATCTACTCTGCGTAGGGATATCGGTATATAACATGGCTGAAGAAGTTGAAAGAAAAACTGAGGCTGTTACAGTAACTAGCACCAGATTGCCTAGTGATCCTATTCCTGATTTTATTAAGGGCAATGTATTAGACAAATATCGATCTTATACCTATAACATTACTCTAGCAGCACTCAGTCAAGAAAAACTAGATAATGTTGACAGTTGGAAAGTAAGTACTGACCAACTTGATTTAATAGTACTCAGTTCAGCAGGCAAAGATATTAATGAACTACGGGCTAGTGCATCTGTAGATGTAACAAGACAAACTATTAATGAAAACGAATTAGGGCAGTCGACTACAACAATAATATCTGCGAAAGAAGCAGGGGATATTGTCAGAGACTTTAATTTAAAAAGTCCCGGTCGTTTCGATATGTATATCAATAATATTGAGATAAAAACTATTTCAACATATGCTCTAGGTGCTACACTGGGGCAAACAATAAGTTTTGATGTATTTGAACCTTATAGTATAAACGGATTTATCGAAGCATTACATGTTGCCAGTGTAGGCGCAGGTTATATAAGTCCTATAGGAACTCCTTTCTTATTTAAAATAGAATTTAAGGGATATCCTGATGGCTTAGATATTACAGAACCGGAAACTATTGATTTTTCTGATAGATACTTTGTAGTTAGATTTAACGACATTCAACAAGAATTTACAGAACGTGGTACAAAATATGCCTGTAAAGGATTTCCGTTTCATGAGAGCGCCTTCGGTAATCCTAACAAATTAAAAATACCGGTTAGTGTTCAGGGTAACACGGTAGGTGAAGTACTCGGTAATCTAACTAAAAATCTTAATGAACAGGTAAAGAAAAATAATAACACCAGTAAAGATAAAGAAGCAGCAGCAGAATCTGACAGTTACGAAATACTGTTTGCTGATGTGGATAGTAAAGGTGATATAGATCTTACAGTAAAAGACAATTATTTTTCAAAATCTAAATTAAAAACCCCAGGCAAAGATTATGTGTTACCTAGAGGTATTGATGCAGGCGATCCTAACAGAGTAGATGATACCGGTAGAGTCAAAGAAGGGGAGAATCAATCTAGTGTTAGTGTATTCAATGAAAATACTAATGTTACTTCTGTTATTGAAGCAGTAATTCGTGACAGTGAATACGGTAGACGTTTACTAGAAAAGATGCATCAAGGAGAAATTCCTCAAAACGGTATGGTTGATTGGTTTATGATTCATCCTAGAACTAAACTCAAACCTAAAATTGACCCTGTCTCTAATAAGAATTATACAGAATATACGTACATTGTAGTTCCTTATGCAGTTCATTATACAAAGATTCCTGGCTTTTCAGCACAAAAGTGGCCCGCAGAAGATCTAGAAGATCGTATTTTAAGAGAATACAATTATGTTTACACAGGAAATAATTCAGATCTAATTAGTATGAAATTAGATTATAAACATCTAGTATTTGAAAATATTAGTGTGTTTAAAGGACAGTCTAATTTTGATGAGAATAAAAACAGTCTTGCTCAGGATGCTAAAAATCGTGTAAAAGAGCGAGGAACAGATGTAGAAAATGCTAAAAAAGATAGAGCAGGAACTAGTCAACGTCTAGTACAGCCTTCGTTACAGACACATGTTGGCAATACACCGAATGCTGGTCCTCCTGGTCTTAGTGCATTTGATGTTATGGCTAAACAACTTCATGAAAGTATTATTAATTCTGTAGTAAACGGTATTAACGGTGAAATAGAAATTATAGGAGATCCGCTATATCTAGGAACCAGCGGTCACGGCAATTCATTTAATGAAGTTTACAAAAAAGATAATAGATTTACCACTGAAGGTGAGATGAATTATCTCACTGAACAGGTATTCATTAAGATTAATTTTAGGAACCCTGTTGATATAGGTCCTAACGGTGCTTATATATTTGATAGTAACAAAGCACAGTTCGGCGGAATATTCTGGATTAGAGAAGTCACTCACATGTTTGTTGATGGTATGTTTAAACAACGTATACAAATTACAAGACTTCCAGGACAAATACTGCCTGATTCTACAATTGAAGAAACTAGGCCTGAAGATAGTTTTCTTGTTGAACCTGATCCTAAAACTATTCCTGTAAGAGATATTACTAAGGCCGTTGCTAGACCGAGAGATCCTTGCATAGGTATTAATATTTTCGGACAGATACAGTCTGCTATATCAGAATTAAGCAGGCTGAATCAGTTAGGTGCTCAGGTTGTAAACAGTATTACAGCACCTTTGGCACAGGGAATAAATGCTGTGGCAGGGCAGATACAGCAAGGTGTAAATCAATTAACTAGCCCTATTGCTAAAACTGCACAAGAAATTAATGCTGCTATAACAAATGCTACCAGTGCTGTAGGCATGGGTATCAGCGAACTGGCTAATAAACTATGTATTAGTCCTGAACAATTACAATCCGGTAGTCCTCTAGCATTGTTACAGTTAGGTGCATTGGCTAAGGTATTTCCTGATGGAGTAGATCCTAAAGCAGCAGCAGAAAAAGGTCTGGCAGTAAACAATATTCCTGTTGCTAACCTTGTAAACATTCCTCCATATGCTCCTGCACAAAGAGCACCTGCTGCTGAAATTAACACAGTTGATCTGGCAGATATTATGCAGTTAGGTGGCGGTGCAAGTTTAGCAAACGCCTATGGTGTGGTAACGCCTACAAGTTTAACAGGTGTTGATAGATCTAACACAATAAATTTATTACAGCAATCTAGTCGGTTTGTTAATCCGTTAACCAGTCAAAATTCTGCTAAGAGTACAGTTGATTCTGTAATAAGCAGTGATCAAGCATTAAGTATTTTAACAAATGACACAAGCAGTAAGGAAACAAAGTTGAGAAATTCGGGCGCAGTTAATAGCGCAGATCTAAGCACATCTCTCAGTGTAAATTTCGGCAGTAAGGCACAAAGTCCATTGACAAAATTAATTAATTCTTAATATGAAAGTAGAACAAAGAACAGGCAGCAGGTTTAATTCATCAGGTCCCTATCTTGCTGAAATCGCTAACAACTTAGATCCTACTAGAATGGGATTGCTTGAAGTTGTGCTTAGAAAAAGTCAGGCCATTCCGGATGATTTACAAAGTTTAACACATCCTGTTAGATATCTTAGTCCTTTTTATGGAGTCACTAGTATCAAGTTTGAAGGTAACAATAGCAGTGACTTTAATGATGTACAAAAAAGTTATGGTATGTGGATGGTTCCTCCTGACATAGGAACTACTGTTTTAGTAATTTTTATTGAAGGTGACCCTAATCAAGGATACTGGATAGGTTGTGTGTCTGACGAGTTTCAGAATAACATGGTTCCTGGGATAGCAGCCAGCCTAGCATCTAATATGACACAGGAGCAGATTAGGAAATACGGTACTACAAATGTGCCTGTGGCTGAGATACATAGAGGTAGTCAAACATTAAATGTATTGAAAGATCCTAGCCGCATACCTAAAGCAGTGCATCCATTTGCAGACAGGTTACTAGCACAGGGTTTACTATTAGATACTGCGAGAGGTATTACATCTAGTAGTAGTCGTAGGGAAATACCTAGTATGGTATTCGGCATTAGCACACCTGGACCAGTAGACCCTGATGGCAAAAAAGGTAAGTTAGGATATACGGGTAACAGACAGTTTCCTGTAAGTAGATTAGGTGGCACTACCTTTGTTATGGACGATGGAGATCAAGATGGTGAAAATGAACTAGTTAGAATACGAACTAGAACAGGTCATCAAATTTTATTACATAACAGCCAGGACTTGATCTATATTGCTAACAGTAGAGGCACAGCATGGATTGAAATGACCAGTGACGGTAAGATTGATATCTATGCTAAAGATAGTGTAAGCATAAGAACTGAGGCAGACTTTAATTTTAGAGCAGATAGAGATATAAATTTAGAAGCACTACGCAACTTAAATGTTAGTGTAGGTAACAGTGTAAATGTAAATGTTGAAACAGATTTTACTCTAATAGTGAATAAAGAAGGAAAACTGAGTTTTAACAATTTAGGTATTATTGCAAAAACAGACCTAAAACTTAAGGCAGAATCTGATATGCACGTTAGAGTAAATGACTCTTTCTATCATACCACTACAAACTCTAACAACATAATAGCAGGAAAAAATAATAATTTTAGTGCTAACGCAAATACAAACATTGTTTCTGTAGGCAGTCATTTAGAAACTGCTAATCAAATACATATGAACGGACCCACTGCCGCACAGGCAACTGCTGCAACTACTCCTGAAGATCCTATTAAACTTAAAATTTACAAATTACCTAACCGAGATAAAACAGTGGGGTGGAGTAACGGTAAGTTTTATGTAACTGATGATTTGTTAAGTATTATGCAGAGGGCACCTACACATGAGCCATGGCCTCAACATGAAAATTATGACAAAGAAAAGTTTAGTTCTACCAATACTGACATTTTAACAGGCAGTGCTAATTCATAAATATTCTTATGCCGTATAAATCACAAGTTATTAACAATAGTAGGGTAATAGTAAATCAACCCGTTAAACGAAGCCATTTTTACAAGGGCTTTAGCACTATTGCCAATGCTGATCAAAGTGTACGGTTATATGATTTCGACCTAATCAAACAGGATATTCTCAATCATTTTCGTACACGAAAAGGTGAAAGAGTAATGAATCCTACGTTCGGAAGTGTGATATGGGACCTTATCATGGAACCTCTAACAGAAGAAACTAGGACATTACTGCAAGAAGATATAACAAATATCTGTACAAGTGACCCTAGGGTAACCCCTACACAGTTAGATCTAACTGAATATGATCAGGGTTATGTATTAGAAATAACGCTACAACTTAACGGAACTGATCAAAGCACTAATATGAAACTGCAATTTGATCAGCAGATAGGTCTTGTTGTTCAATAATATTAGCAGTTTATATCCATAATAAATACGGTATCAAATAATACCACCATGATACCTACCAGTTCAACAAAACTATTAGTAACAGAAGATTGGAAGAAAATATACCAGTCTTTTCGCAATGCAGACTTTCAAAGTTACGATTTTGAAACCTTAAGACGCACAATGATACAGTATCTTCAGGAAAATTATCCTGAAGATTTTAATGACTTTATTGAATCAAGTGAGTATATTGCTCTAATTGACCTTATTGCTTTTTTAGGACAAAATTTAAGTTTTCGTATTGACCTCAATGCCCGTGAAAACTTTATAGAAACTGCACAGCGTAGGGACAGTATATTAAGATTAGCACAATTAATCAGTTATGTACCATCAAGAAATGTACCTGGTAACGGGTTTTTGAAGTTAACCAGTGTTAGTACAACTGATAGTGTGGTAGATTCTAATGGTTTAAATCTTGCTAATGTAACTGTAGGTTGGAACGACAGTACAAATTCTAACTGGTACGGACAGTTTATTTCTATTCTAAACAGTGCAATGGGCGGCAGTTTCAGTTTCGGTAAGCCTTATAATAGAGAAACTATTGATGGTATATTGACTGAACAGTACAGAATTAACAGTGCAAACACAGATGTACCTGTGTACAGTTTTTTAAAGAACATTAATGGCACAGCAATGACTTTTGAAATAGTGCCCTGTACATTTTCAGGCAAGGCATTTGTATACGAAGAAACACCTAAACCCGGTTCTACATTTAGCCTCATTTATAAGAATGATAATCAAGGATCGGGAAGTGTAAACACAGGATTTTTTGTGCATTTTAGACAAGGTGAATTGACTTCTAGCAATTTTAACATTGATAATCCTGTTGCAAATGAGATAATCGGTATTAATGCTAATAACATTAATCAAACTGATGTATGGTTATGGAAATTAAGTGCGGATGGAGAGTATGAAACATTATGGACTAAGGTTCCTGATGTTGTAGGAAACAATGTTATCTATAATAGTTTGAAAAATAATGAACGTGATATATTCTCAGTAAGCACAAGAGATCAAGATCAAATTGATTTAAACTTTGCTGATGGCAATTTTGGTAACTTACCTAAAGGATCATTTAGATTATTCTATAGACAAAGCAATGGTTTTACCTACACAATTAAGCCTGAGCAGATGAATGGTATTGTTGTTGAAGTTCCTTATGTAAGTAAGGCTGGACAAAATCACATACTAACATTAACATTTGCTCTACAATATACAATTAACAATAGTTCTAGTACAGAAAGTAATGTTAGCATACAGAACAAAGCACCTCAATCATTCTATGTACAAAATAGAATGGTAACTGCCGAGGATTATAATATTGCTCCATTAACTTTAGGTAGTGATATTATCAAAGTTAAAAGTGTAAACAGAGTAAGCAGCGGTGTTAGTAAGTATTTTGAATTAAGTGATGTTAGCGGCAAATACAGTAAGACAAACATATTTGCATCAGATGGCATGTTATATAAAAAGACATCTGAACAGACATTTGAATTTCAATCTAATAATAGAAATGGTATATTAGGATTTATTAAAACACTTGTAGAACCTGTTGTTAGTTCTCCCACACTAAGATCTTTTTACTTAGACAAATATTCTAGACCTAACCTAGAAACACTTTCACTAACTTGGAACGCTCCTGTCCTTAATCAGGCTAAAGGGTATTTAGAAGATGTAGATAATGTTGCTTACAGTGTAGGCACATTTACAAGCAATAATTTAAAATATTTTCTACCTGGTGCATTAATAAAGTTCATACCGCCTACTAACAAGTATTTTTCTGCAACAGGAAAAATAGTTCTTAATAAAAGTAATACTACTAAAAATTATATATGGGCAAAGGTTGTACAGGTAGTAGGCGATGGTAGTAATACCGGAGCAGGTGTGTTAGACGATGGTACAGGACCTATTACATTGAGTACATATGTATCTACTGGTGCTATTCCTTATGAAATTATTCCTAAGTTTATTAATGTATTGTCTCTGCAATTTGAAAATGAGTTAGTGAATCTATGTTTAGCACAGAGAAACTTCGGTATTACATTTAGTCAGGTTAATAGAGAATGGCAAATTATTCTTGACAGTAATCTAGACCTAGTCAATCCGTTTAGTCTGGTTAATCAAGGCAGTCTTGATGATAGTAATTCTGATGCAAGTTGGTTAATAGCATTTACCTGGACAGGTAAAAACTATAGAGTACGAAGTAGATATCTTGATGTAGTTTTTGAAAGTGAACAAGAAACTGCGTTCTTTATAGACAGAAACAGTGTTAATTATGATTTCGTTTCTAATACTGTGGTAAAGGATAGGATCACTGTGCTCAGCGTAAATGAAGATCCTATCACAACTGGTTCATTAGAAAAAGATTATATATGGCAAGTTGATGATAATATTGTAGAGGAAGATGGTTATGTAGATCCTAAAAAAGTTGTTGTAAGTTTATATGAAAAAAATAATCTAGGCGAATTAGATGATCCTGATGCTTTTATCAACATTGTTAAACCTGAATCTACTGGCACAGTTGTAGGAGCAGATAGCAACTGGCAATTAGATAAGTTTGTTTATTTTCAAAAATCTGAAGATGGTATTAGGTATAATTTAATTGATAGAGATCAGATACTTGCTTATTCAACACCGGATAATGTTCCTACTGGTACATTGACAAATCAACTTTACTATTTTTATGATGATAGTTTCGATGTAGTTAATAGTTATGATGGTACTGACTGGGTATATGAACCGGATTATTTTGCATATCCAGGTAGATCTGATATTAAGTTTCAGTATGAGCATAATAGCAGCGAAGACCGTAGAATAGACCCAGGTAAGAGTAATCTAATTGACATATATCTGCTAACACGTTCTTATGATACGGAGTATAGAACATGGTTACAAACTGGTCTAGGTAGTGAGCCTTTACCCCCTACGAGCACTAGTTTAGAGCAAAGTTATACTGGTATACTTGAACCTATCAAAACTATAAGTGACGAGATTGTATTTCAACCTGTCAAATATAAAGTATTATTCGGTAAAAAAGCCCCTATTAGCCTACAGGCAACTTTTAAGGCAGTAAAAAATCCTGCAAGAACAAGTAGCGATAACGAAATTAAAAGTAGAATACTTTTGGCCATTACAGATTTTTTCAATTTAGATAATTGGGACTTCGGACAACCATTTTATTTTAGTGAATTGTCTGCTTATGTTATGAATTTATTAACTCCGGACATTACTAATTTTATAATTGTACCACGTGCAAGTAATTTCGGTAGTTTATATGAAGTAAGTTGTCTAAGTAATGAGATTTTTATTAATGATATTAGTGCAGATGACATTGATATTATCGATGCCATTACGGCTAATCAATTGAACACAACAAGTATAGTCAATACAAGCGGAACATAATATGGCTGAAAAAAGTATTAAATCTGTTAATCTTTTACCTGAATTTATTAGATCGGAAAAAAACAGTAAGTTTTTATCAAGTACAATTGATCAACTCATACAGCCACCTAGCCTAGAGCGTATTGACGGTTATATAGGATCAAAACTAGTCCCTAACTATAAAAATACTGACAATTATTTGACAGAGACTAGCCAGTTACGTCGTGATTATCAACTCGAACCTGCTCTAGTTATTAAGAATAATTCAGATGCTGTAAATGATGTAATCGGTATAGATGATTTATCGAATACAATAAGTTTTAATAATGGAAATATCAGTAACTTTGACAAGTTATACAGGTCACATTTTGCTTCATATAATCCGCATATTGATCTTGACAAGTTTGTAAATTATCAAGAATATTACTGGTTAGTCAATGGAGCCGACACAGTAACAATTACCGGAACACAACTAAATTCGACTAGCACATTTACAGTATCTGACAATGATAGTGAAACTAGTTTTGTATTCACACCTAATGGTGTAACAGAAGATCCTCTACTAATACTATATAGGGGTAATACATACAATTTTAACGTAAGTTCTGTTTACAAGTTTTTTATTAAAACACAACCTAGTCTGGGTAGCAGCGATGCGTATAATGTTAACATCAACAATAATGGCATCAGCAGCGGTGTAGTTACAATGATGATAGACGATGATACACCTGACACATTGTATTATGCAGCAGATGCATCTAGTCTTGCCAAAGGACTTATCGCTGTAAGAAATATCGCAGAAGATAGTATTATTAATGTTGATGATGAAATAGTAGGAAAGCAATCATATACATCTGGTACAGGTGTAGAACTTACGAACGGTATGAAAATTAGGTTCGGAGGTACAGTAACACCTGCTTCCTATATAGATAAAGAATTTTTTGTTGAAGGTGTTGGACATGCAATTCGGTTAATAGATGTTGCTAGTCTTGTGACAACCGATAACCTAAGTGAAATATACGACGAAAACTTTGATGCTAGTCCTTTTGATGTATACCCTTTCGACAATTACAGCGCTCTGCCCGTCAATCCAGAATATATTACAATAAACAGAGGTAGCAGGGATTTAAATCCTTGGACACGATACAATAGATGGGTTCACAGAGATGTAATAACAAAGAGTGCTGAGGCTAATAACTTAGTTCCTGTTTATCCTAATGATAAGCGTGCTAAAAGACCTATTATTGAATTTAAAGCAGATCTGACATTGTTTAATTTCGGAACGCAAGGTATTCCTAACGTTGATTTGATTGATGACTACATAACAGATGCATTTAGTCTAGTAGAAGGAAGTATAGGACACATTGCAGATCAAGTAAGGTTAGAACAAGGTCAACGTGTTATATTTGTTGCTGATACAGGTGAGCAGGTTAGAAATAAGATATACGAAGTTAACTTTATCTATATAAACGGTAAAAAACGTTTAGAATTAAATGAAGTATATGAAGCACAGGCAGGTATCTGTTGTTCTGTTAATCAAGGTGTAAAATATAAATCAACTAACTGGTGGTTTAACGGATCGGAATGGACGCAGGGCCAGAATCATAACTCACTAAATGAAGCACCGTTATTTGATTTATTTGATAATGACGGTAATAGTTTTGAATCTACTAGTTTTGCTGGTAATAAGATTTTGGGATATGAAGTAGGCACATATCTTGATCCTATTCTAAATATTTTTGTAAATTATGCTAATCAAGGTATAGGTGGGTTTACTTTTGAAGATTATTTAAACAATGAAGTAATTACTCTTAACACAGGTTCTACTGTAAAAACAAGCAATGCATTTGTAAAATACGCACACGAAGATGGTGATGTTTATAAAAATGCATGGCAGGTCGCTAACGAATATAGCATACCTATACTTGAATTTAAAACACTAGAAGTTGATACTGCTATAATTAAACTTGAATCATTTAAGCCTGTTTTATCAGATTATGTGATAGAAGTTTTTGTTAATAATGCTAAAATTTTGGCTGATACTTATAGTGTATCTGAATCCAACGGAAATGTTATTGTTCAATTTAACAATGATATTTCAGCAGGATCTAATGTACTTGTTAAAATACACACTTATAATTCATTAGGTTCAGCGGGACATTGGGAATCTCCTTTAGCATTGACAAACAATCCTTTAAATCAGAAGTTCGGCACACTTACCTTTACTGAACTAAGTGATCATGTAAAGAGCATGACTGAAAGTAGTCCTGCATTTGTAGGCAGTTTTCCCGGACAAAGTAATTTAAGGGATATAGATAGTATTGAAACACATGGAAAAAGATTAATATCAAATCTTAATCCTATCGCTTTCAGTTTAATGTTTTTAGGTAAAAAAGAACATAGTCTTATTACAGCACTAGATAAGGCTGCTGATCAATATAATCAATTTAAGTTAGCCTTCCTACGTAAAGCGGGTGATATGGCTGATGATTTAACGCCCGCACAAGCAGTTGATCAAATACTTAAAGAATTAAATGCAGATAAAGATTTATTAAGTTCATATTATTATTCAGACATGGTAGGATATGGTCCGGACAAGAAAGAGCGTGAGTGGACTGTAACCAACCCTGCTAATATTGAATTTCCTATCAATAATGAATTTACATTGGATACACTTACCGATAAAAGTGTATTAGTTTACCTTAATGATACACAGTTAATTGTTGGCAAAGATTATGAATTTGTTACTAATGATGCATCTATACAAATTTTAACTTCATTAAACATAGGTGATATTCTTAAGACAGTTGAATATACGTCGACTGTAGGATCATATGTTCCACCTACTCCTACTAAGTTAGGATTATATCCTAAATATAATCC